TAACCAACTAAGGTTTGCCCGGCAGTAGGATAATAAGTTGCTACGCACGGCTAATCCCTGTGACACGCATCGAAAGGTGTACTATGGTCGGCATAATAATCAAAAGCTGGTTGTAGGGTCCGAAAGGACGTGGAGCGGTTGCGTCCCTGCTTAATATAATTTTATTTGGCATATGAATCAAATCATACTCAGTGCGGAGGGGACGTTGATGGTGAGTGCAAAGCCATTGCTGACTTGCTGGATGGATGAAGCGAACTCTGGGGAAGCCTGGAAAGTAGCCTCTCTCCCAAAGGCGGTCGGGGTGGAATCTCACCCTGCTGGGTATATCTTAGTTGGTTAATAGTATACTTCATCAATCTCTTGTCCTTTCAGGTTGGTGAGGTATACTATCTTCATTACATTGTTAGTGGAGATAGTACCTTATACCCCCCCTATTCAAACCCCTGAGCGTTATGAAGTATCTACCCTCCGCTTCTTAGCATTACCAGCTCGGGGGACTTGATTTATAGATAATACTACGAGAGTAGCGGGTGATAATGTCCAGAGGAGTAAGTGGACTAGGCGGTTGATACAGATAAGGTAAGCCGGGTGCAGTTTTACTGCGAACCGTAAGTCCTATACTGCTAAAGACATTGCGGAAAGCTTATGGTGAGACTGGTATTGAAGAGCTGATATAACCCCATCGGCTGTTATCTATAATTCAAGGCATAGCCTATTGACAAAGTTATACTGATGTGGTATAATGCAAGTACAGTCACTAGCGTGACTAGTACCTCCCCCAACACCGTTCAAGCTCCAATCGGAGCAACTCTTACGAAAGAAGCACCCTCTCGGGTGCTCTTTCTTTTTATCTTATTTCTTTTATCTTCTAACGAATCTATCTGAGCCAAAGGCCACAACTAGACCAATCAGTAGTCCGATAAGGACAGAGATGACGTTATTAAATACTAGCAGTGATACACAGTATCCTAGTACTCCTGCAATTAGTCCGAATAGTAAGTTCATTACACCTCCTTGTCTGGTGTTACGTTAAGTCCAGCTAGTCCTGCTACGGCACCAGATACACTGGTCCAGATAGCGAATACTAGGTCAGACACAACATGAGCTGCATACATGGGAACAATGACTGCTGTTACAAGAACAGTAGCGACATAGATTCCAGCTCTTACTTTTGATGGGATAGTTACTTGCATAGTGTTTTTCCTACTTAAATATTTTCTTAAATGCGTCTACTAATGATTGTAGCATAGATAGTATAGTCTTTAGAAGATTGTTGTTATCTTTTACTACTTCAGTGTAGTCGTCCTTCTCGGCAACTGGCTTACCAGAATCTGCCTGAGTGCTTCCATCTGGGTCTTTTGTGGTAGGTGATGGAGTAGTGAACTTGGCTCTTAATGATTCAGTGACATCTGCACCGTTAGCAGTAATCTTATCCGCTCCCTCATTAGTGAAGAGGTTCCAGGCATTGATATCCTTAGCGAAGGCACCAAGCTGCTTACCAGCCTTTACCACCTTATAAAGAAGTGTCTCTACAGGAGCAGTTGGAGCTGGCTGAGATGGCGCTGGAGTTGGGGTAGGAGCTGACTTGTCTGTAACATCTCCCCATTTATCGTGTGAAACTTTTGTATAACTCATCTGGTCTAATCTGTTAATATCGTATACTCCTGGGCAAGTTGTTGAAATCCACATATTGTGTGAGTAAAGAGGCACATCACCATAAGCACTTCTGATGTCTGCAATCAGCTCAGAGACTACATCATAGTCCTCGTCTCTAGCTCTTGGGTCACACTCAATACCAATAGTCTTAGCATTACCATAGGCTGAGCCTGAGTGCCAGGCTACGTCCATAGGAGCTACAATACAAGACACTCTTCGATTTGTACCAGTTGCAACGTAGTGAGCACTAGTATTGCCTCCAGAACGGCACAGGAAGCTTCTCACGCCCTCATACGAAGGGTTTGTATTAGGGCCTCCCCACCAGTGAATTGTAATACCCTCAATAGTCCGGTTATATCCGAACACTGCTGGTGAACTCGCCTGAGCTGTGTAGTTAGGACTGTCGTACTGTGTCTCGTAAGTATATGCCATATCTAATCTATTCTAACCTTTATTTGTGGGTCTGTCAAGATACCTGTTCTTGATGGCAGTCGACACTACCTATTTTTATGCCTAATAAGTCAATAATGGGTTCACATACGTCTTTGTACTGTATCGTGTCTTGTACGGGCTCTGGTGAGCTCACAGAGCTATTATTGTTAGTGGTTGTTTGCTGTGGTTCGCTCTTAGTTGGTGTAGGGGTTGACTGAACGGGCGCTGGAGTGGATTCTACAGACACTTCTTTTGGATATAGTGTAAACCTATTAGAATGGTTGAACTCACAGAAGTTCCTTAGGAAGTTTATATTATAACAAACATTAACAGTATATACACAGCTAGCTGGTAAGTCTGGCACTATATTATCTATCATCACTGAGTAGGTATGAGTTCCACTTTCTTCTGGGTCTCTATTAGCTAGAGCTCCATTTAATGGATAGCTTACTGGGTTGCCGTCTTTATTCTGGCACTCTACCGCTCTATAAGAGTGCCCTACTACTGGTTTAACTTTATCTAGTTTAGACTCTACATTAAACTGCTTGCCAACATATACCTTATCAGGAACTGTGATAGTCCAGTTAGTAAGGACATCTACGGGACCGAATAGTCCCCAGGATAGAAGTCCTATGAGTAATACAAGTAGCGCAGTATTTATACCCCTAATGGTCCGTTTTATCATTGCCAACTCCTTATGAATAGGAAGTATACTGTTGCTGCCAGCATTGCTCCGGCTATAAATGTTGTAAACTTATTCTCTAGTATATTGGAAAACCGTATTCCAGGCTTGCTCTCGTCATACTCTCGCTTGAACTCCTCAAAATCCTGTCTCAGCTGGGCAATCTCTGCCGTAAGAGCCTTCATATCTCTGAGGTAGTCCTTTGTAGTAACGAATGATAGAGTTTCTATCTTATGTAGAATGGCACCAGATGTCTTCTTCTGTTCATCTGAAGCTATTTTAAGGTATTCTATATCACGCTGCATTACCGCAACGGCCGTTTCTAGTTTTGTGTCTTTGCTAGCTACCACTATTTTCTCTCTGCTTCTCACCACGTGGAGTGATGTTAATATAGAGACCACTGTTTAGTTTCTTCTGTAGGTCAGGGTCTATAAATTTATACTTCTCGTAGAATGGAGCCATAAGGGCATCCATCTTGGCATTCCACTCAGCAGCTTTTCTACGAGCCTGCTGTACCTTACCCTGCTTGTATAGGCTAGATATCTCAGAGTTGGCACCTGCCCTATCGCCTTTATTCTCAGCTGACTTAAAGAAGTCATAATACTGATTACGTAATGCCTTAGGAGCGCCCTTAAAGGTTGCACTGTCATTAGCAGTAAGTGGTCCACCCTCTGGAGTAGAAAGTCCATTAACATAGTTCTGTCCCTCAGTTGTAGAATACTTACCGAAGATAGTTCGTTTAAGGTCCTGGCTTGGGTCATTAACAAACTGTACCTTACCAGTAGCATTTGCTCCGTACCCCTGCTTACTCTCGTTGTACCCAGTAAGTGAACGACTAGCCTGAGCATATCCTGGGATTAGGAATGAAGGTAGTGTCTGGAATAAGAACTGCTTCTGTCTATCAGACAAGTCCTTATTGACTATATTACCGTTATCGTCCCTCGTAAGATTATCCTCATTACTTGCAAATAGTCCCATTACCCCAGTCTGAGAACCAGAACCGAAGATGAAGCTTGTTGCTGGGGTCTGCCAAGATTCCTTGCTTAGAGGGTTAGGAACCACTTCACCGTTACCAGTAATGTTCCCAATCAGAGCACTCATTCCCCACATAGAGAGTCCCATAAAGAGAGCCTTAGATACACTATCTAGAGCCTGTCTATAGTCTCCTGCGGTTACTGCCTTACCAGTAAGCTTAGAGTGACCGATAACAGTCAGGTCTTTAACTCCCTTTAATCCACCTAGGCCAACTTCTCCTGCTCGTACTACAGTACCAGGTAGGAAGGTCATCATTGACCAGAGGTTCTTTGATACTTGTGATTCAAATGCTTTAGGGGCTACTAGCTTAGAGAAGTTCTGGTTAGCCTTGTTAGTCATTCTCCAAGAGAATCTATCTAGGTCTACTCCCTTAAGCCCCATCTGCATACCCTTATGCTGTGCACCTAGGTACGTTACAACCCGCATATAACGGTCAGCACCCTTAATACCAGCAAAGGCTGTGGTGTCAATAATATGGCCTATCTTAGTGAGGGCTGTATCTGGAAGAAGTTGAGAGTCACCCTCAAAGATACCTTCCTCGTGCATCTTTCTCCAGAGGGCTCTTTCCTCATCGGTGGCAGCACCAGCTGCAAGTTTAGTAAGAAGCTTATGTGCCCTTACAAATCCCACGACTGCGCCATCTGCGTTGATAACACCTGGAATGGTGGCTAACTGCATAGACGAGTTAATAACTGAGTTAACACTGTAACCAATCTTAGCTAGTGACATTAGTCGTCTAGCCTGTACTAGTGAACGCTCTGCTTTATTACTATCAATGCCCATTTGGTCAGACATAAAGTTACTTAAAGCTTTATCTGCTCCAGCTTTACCACCCTTAACGTTATTGATACGATTTTCAAGCCAATCCTTAACACCCTTATCTGCTGTATTGTTGGCAATCTGAGCCATATCATGAACAGCATCCTCCATGTAGAGTTTAGTGTTCTTAGCTCTAGAATAGGCGTGAACAGCAAGCCAGAAATCTTCCTTATATCCTTCAGCACCCTTACGCTCTTTAAGGAATCTATCCTCTACCTTACCAGATACACTTCTGTATTCTTCCTTTTGATAGCCCATAGCTTTGTCCATCTTATCGAGGACGGCAGCTCTCTGCCTGTATAGACTATGTGTATCACCTTCACCAGAAGCAATCTTAGCGTTAATATCCTTAATCTCATTTGAGAACTGGATAAGTCTTGGGACTTTAACTGAGTTACCCATGATGTGAGGGATGTATGGTCTATTTAATACTTCATCAGCTAGCCCTAATTGCTTACCCCATTCTTTAGCCTTACCCCTCCACCAGTCTATAATGTCCTTACCAGCAGAAGATAGTTTAGCGTAAGCCTCTCTGTCGCCATCAGCTGCTTTGAAGAGTGACTTACTCTTAATGCCTTTGGCAAGCTTCTGCATCTTCTTGATTTCATTGGCATCATGGTAGTTGGCCTTATTAGTATTTCTTACTGAGTCATCATATAGGTCAGCTAACTTGTTAAGCCCCCTGTATCTCATATACTCAGAAGTAAGCTCAAGCATATTAAGAAGAAGTGGTTTCCTATCATTAGGGACCTCTATAGCATCTGCCCTAGCTACGATATCTTCTCCCTGCTCTTGGTGTTCAGTAGGAGTAACTTCTTTAGGGTCTTTTGATACTAGTTCAGCAGACTTGAAGTCTGACTTCTCTGATAGAAGCCTGTTCTCTACTGCCGTCTTACTTCCACCCTGTACTTCAGGGTGTGTACCGTCTTCTACGGTAGCTATTTCTTTATCTACATCAGCTTCAGACTTATTAACAGTATTAGCTACTGTTTCAGCATGCTCTCTAGCAGTATTTAACTTCTGTCTCTGCTGGTTGATTTGCTCTAGGTGAGCTTTGACCTTTTCTGGGTCTGGGGTACCTTCAAGAGCTTGTGACTCTTGGTAAGCTCTGCCATACTGCTCCTTGGTCATTCTATCTAGATTGTCTTGAGCGTCTAGTTTAGCTTGAGTGACTTGTTCTTTCGTCTGCTGTAGTACAGGACGCTGCATAGCATCTTCTGGATACTTCTCATCTAACTGGGCTACAGTTTCCTTGTACTTGTTATTAACGTCCTCTAGGGCAGCCTGAACACCCTCAGGAGAAGTTTCTACCTGTGGGTCTTTAGCCATTTGTTCAATTCTATCTATGTCAGCCTGACGCTGTTGCTCCGCTGCATTAACCTGCCTATGGTATGGTGAGTTAGCCTCTATAGCGTTGTAATAGTCTAGTTGCTTATTAGCATCCTGAACTGCTTTAGTAGCTTCCTGTTGCTTCTGAACAAAAGCTGGGTCTTGCATAATCTCAGCAGCCTTATTCTTACCGGCTTCTTCATCAATTAGCCCATTATCTTTTAGATATTGTGGGTCATTGGCATTGAGCTTTTGCTCGTTGCTATCTAGTTGGGCTAGTTGTTCCTCAGCCGATTTAACGCCTTCAGTAGCATTACCGGTTAGAGTATCGCTCTTAGCTTTAAGTGCATCGGCTTTCGCCTGTATCCTCTTATTAGCATGCTCTATTAGACCGGCCTTACCGTGAGCTAGAATTGCTAGGGCTGCACCAATACCGACATCCTGAGCCGTAGGGGCCTCACCTTCACCTGCCGACTGAGCGCCTACCTGTCCTGTTGTAAGTAGTGTGTCAGCTATAATCTTTCTAGGAATATTGCTTGTTGCAAGTCCCTTAGCGGTATTGGTAAGTATATCACTACCAGTCCGCTCCGCTGCACCTACTAGTGCTTTGCCAGCTACTTCACCGCCCTTAAGTACTGCACCTGTACCTCCAAGAGTAGCAGCGTTCAGGAATGTCATTGCAGCGTCACCCGCTGCTTCTAATGGACTTCTATTCTGGACCCACTCCTGGTCATCCTTATTAAACTTGAAGTTCTTAATCTTATCGGCTAGCTCTGCCTGTGCCTGTTGTGCCGTTTGACCGTTCTTGAGCGTCTTAGCCATTAACTGAGGATTGTCTCGCCAGTTTTGCTGAGCCTGTATTAGTGACTGGAACTCTGAGTGCTGGATAGCATTATTAGCACTAGCTCTAACATCATTTATCGTATTTAGTCCACTGTGAACTACTGCTTCTGGGATACCTCCGACAATACCACCAACAACATTACCAACTGTAGTATCTTTGTCTCCCCAACCTTGGGCTCCTGATGTCCGCATAAAGTCTGCGGTTCTCTTGAGACTTTCCTGCCTATCTCCACCAGAACCTAGGTAATTAAGAATCTCGGCGCCAGCGTTAACAACACCAGAGGCACCACCACCTATAGCGTCAGTTACGTTGTCCCAGAATCCATTGTGGTCCTTTTTCTTCTTGTCTTGCTGGTCTTTTTCAGCAGCAGCCCGTTGTGCTGCGTCTATCTTGTCTAGTTCTTCCTGGGAAGGTCCACTATACCACGAGGCATAAGGACTCTTAGCGTTTAGAGCCTTATAGACATTGTAGCCCCCGATGAACTTACGGCTATTTAAATCCTTATAATCCATGAAGCCTCCTAGTATCCTAGGACTTGCTTACGTAGTGCATATGACTGCTGAGGAGTTAGACCATAGTTAGCTAATAGTTGGGCTCCAATACCAGAGTTCTCCCAAGAGTAGTTGTGTTGGTAGTTAGAGTTACCATTCCCTGATATATTGGTTGCCCAATCAGCGATTGCCTGCGCTGGAGTAGGAGTATCGTTTTGCTGTAGGCTAGCTGAGTAAGCCGCATTAGCCCTCTCATTAGCTGCCTGAGCCTGTTGTAGCTGCATCTGTTGCTGGAACTGTCTCTGCTGTGATAGATAATCCTCTAGAGACTGTTGTTGCGACTGTTGAGTAGAGAGAGCGCCTAATCTTCGCTCTTTATCTATAGAAGCTAGTGCCTGGTCTAGTTGTAGAGTCTGGTCATTCTGCTGCTGAGTAAGCTGCTGCATACCAGGAAGATACTGTGTAGAGAGATAGTTAGCCTGTTCGTCTAATGGGATACCAGAGAAGGCTAGTCCTCTTCCATTGGCCTGGGTGTTAATATCATTAAATCCCTGGACCTTCTTAGCGTCTAGGGCTTGTTTCTGTGCATCAAATTGACCAGGTAACTGGTTTAGTTGTTTATTAACTACATCTATACTACTCTGATAGGCCGGTGCCTGAGAGTTGATAATATCTTCTATACTTTGTACTTTTGGCGCTTGATTAGGGTCCATTTAAATTCCTCTATGTATTCCAGGTTACTATATCATATCCATATCAATAGGTCAACTAAAAGGGTGTCTTAAAGGTAGCCACCTGTGCTGTTATGGTTGTGTCGCTTGTTGACGTAACATTATCACCGAATTGATTGTATAATCCAGCCTCTAGCCGTATATTAGTTGGGCTCGTTCTATAGATGCTTACAAAGAACGGTGCACTGAATGTGCTTCCATCTACAAACCGTACTGTCTTATAAAAGGATGCCGAAGTTCCTACATACCAGTTAGTGCCATCAACAGTGATTCTAGCTCTTATGGACGAGTTAGTTGAACCTACTGCGTAATCTTTAGTAACGTACGTATGGCCAGCCGTAAAGGGAGCTACCCAGCCATTAGGGATAGTAACACTCATTGTCACATTCCCATCATTAGCCAGTGAAGGGAAGTCACTATGTACTGTAAAGTTTCCTATCTTAACCATCAGCATACATCCTATAGAATATCTTAGTGGCGGAGCCCATATTAAAGTAAAGGCCATCATTCTCCACTCTCACCCGTGGAGAATTTGTAGAGAATAGTATCGGCGAAGTTAATGGATGTATCCCATATGAGTCTTGATACCAAGCTAAAACGTGCGGTCTATACCCTAGAGTATGCGGAACTGATGCCCCAGTAGTTGAGCCCTCTCCTATACACTTGAAGTAGTTGAGGTCTGTATTGAGGATAAATGGATTAGCTGTGGTAGGGATATCATAGTCCGCAGTCGTATTGGGTTGCGGAAGCATAATAACCCTCCAATATACTGATGCTGCACTGCCGGTATTATTCGTGACATTTATTGACACATTTGTACCGTCTGATGATGCAGTTAGATAGGGTATATCATACCTATAATCTTGTTCACCTCCGTCTCTCGTTGAACTGAAGTCCGAAGCTGTTGACCAGAGTAAGATACATAAAGGAGCTTCTGGGAGTCCATGGGCAAATGAAGCGCTACCACCATCATACGAATCCACAGTGATGGGACCACCTTGTTTAATACCAACCACCTTATCCATGGGATAGTCAGAGTGGAATAGAAAGTTTCTGAGGTCTACCATTAGTACCCCAGTTCAGTTAGTACATCTTTTCCTGGCTTAGTAATATATAAACCATATTCGCCATTTGGCTGCTTACCTAGAAGTATTCTCTGGTCGCCATTCTCGTCGGTAATAATGTCTGTCCTATTACTAGAAGCTACCTGTCTGAAGTTATCATTAACAGCCTGAATAAGCAGATTCATATCCGCCCCAGGCTGTAGCTCAATAGGCGAGAACTTCGCCACTAGGCTGTCCGTTTCCAGATGTACACTGTTAGGTATGGTTGTAGATTGCCAGAGTCACCGTCACCTGCAGTATCTGTCGTGAATGTGTGGTTGTGATTACCTGCTGCTGACATAGCAAGGCTGCCGAATCCATAAGCCTGTAGACTACCAGATGCACTCGTTCTTCTAGCTGAGTTATCTGTGTAGGCAACATCTTGGTTAAAGCCGTGCGTGTGACTACCGCTAGTGCTTGTTGTGCCAGTGTGGGTGTGGGCCTGCATGTCCTTATGACCGCCGGTCTTCTCTACTGCGTTGAACTCAGTCTGGCCTCCATCAAAGCCTACAAGAACTCTACCAGGAGCATACTTAGTCCAGGTACCGAATCCTAGTAGAACAGCTGGGTCAGTATCAACTGAAGCATTCATGTAGATACTTCCCACTGGATATGTCTTATTAAGCATATCATTGGCTAGAAGGGCTGCCGTGATTGCGCCATCCTTTATATTATCTGAATCTATACCCTTATTAAGAACCTGTGTAATAGCAGCAAATCTCTGGTTAAAGGCATCTGCTGTAGCTGTGTCTGTATTTGTAAATGGTGTTATATTAACCTGTGCCATGTTATAACCTCTTAGTCTTATATGTTAGTTGTACTCCCATGAAAGCTACTTGGTTATCTACAGCATTTCTTGAGACTCTATATTGGAATGTTCGAGCGTTTCCTGAGACAGACACCTTCTTAGGCTGGAAAGCTATCTTACCTGATAGCATTACTGAACCATCTAACTGGAATGTCCCTAATGTATTTCCGCCAACCTTTAGTTCTCCTAACTGCTCTCTAGGACTATCGGCCATATCTATATCTACTCCGTGAGTAATATTGAAGGTAGAGCCAACTGCCTGTAGAAGTGGGAAGAATCTTTTAATCTTCTTTCTTTGGGCTGGTGTTCCGAATGAATTATACTTTAATCTATAATCAAAGTCTATAGGGGCACCAAGAGAGTTGAAGTCTTGCTCTGCCTTATAGGCTGCTCCATTGTAAGAGCTAAACTCAATCAGCTCACCTTTATCGTCAGCATCGCCATAGTAGATAGCCCGATTCACATAAGTATTAGTATCTAGCATCCACTCCTGAAAGTCTAAGTCTAATATAGCACAGATATCATTTACTGGAGACAATTCAGATGGCATATAAACACGTAACTGATTCTTCCAGACGACCATTGTTACATCTTCTTTTCTAGGAACTTTCTCTACTAATGGGTTAATAAGAGTGGAAATCTTTTCATCCTTAGAACCATTGAATCTATATATCCCATCATCTGATAGGAAGTAGATATAGTTTGCATCTGATGTCATTGCCTTACGGGATATAGCACCCTTGGAACCAGTAGACTCTCGTAAGTAGAAGCTTCCTCTATCAGAACCAGAGAGGACATACTTCTTGTCCTGAGTAATAATAATAAGTGAGTCCTGGAATGAGAATAAACCAGTAATAGGAGAGCCGTTCATAGGCCGTGGGACATAGATAAAGGATACAGACAGCCAGGCACGATACCATTGCTTGTCTACTGGATTGTTAGTAGGATTACCAGGAGCCTCTGAGAAGACAATCTTGTTGGGGTCTGTAGCAGATACTCCGAATAGAATATTCTTATGAAAGAGTATCATAGAGAGGATTGGAAGCTCTGAGTCTGTGATAGTCTCTACAGTTGTTCCATCCCACCTCTTTAGTTGGTCATAACCATTAACCCAGAAGATAGAACCGTCAGCATTTGTAAAAGAATACTCAGTGGCTGCTGCATTTAATCCTGAAACAACTACCTCATACGTGTGGGTAGTCTCATCAACCTTGTAAAGTGTATCTCCGAAGACTACAACAGTAGTATTATCCCCAGTCTCTCTATTAAACCTATATCCGTTCTTATCTTTAGCGCCTGTCGTACCGTACACCTTATAGGCTAAACCGTATGTCTGCGTTACTAGCCCTAGAAGTGAACTATTAGAGAACTGTGCAGTACCAGTAGCGACATTCCCTACACCATATGTCCCCGTACAGTCATCCTGTTGATAGATAACAACCCAGAGCTTAGTGGTTGAGCTTACTGGTATAGCATTAAGGAATCGACACGTTACCCAGCCTTCTGTAGGGATGGCAGTAAAGGAACTCTCTGATAGCTTAGTTCCTGGCTTACCATCATTATCTGAGTATAGGTCTACTCGTAATGGTCCTGTACCATCTAGAGTTTGTAGGTGAAGGTCTAGCTTAGTTATATTACCGTCTACACCAGCTATAAAGCTATCTGCCAGTATATTACCAGCGCCCAGTACTATATGGCCTGTAAACGTGTCCTGTGAGGCCCTGAGAGCCTCTGTGAGCGGTTCTACGTAAAAACCTGGACCCTTACGTGTTGAAACGGCTACCTCGCGTCCTGCCTGCGATTCGTGGTATAGTCTGAAGTTCTTAGAATCAGGAGTCCTGCCCTCCTTCATATTCTCAGTAGGCGTAACCATATCTAAACCAGCTAGAGCAGTTAATACTTCTCCAGATAGTTTATTACTTCCAGAAGGAATCGGAACCTGTTGAACGAACTTACTTCCTGGCACTATCTACCTACTTGTCTATTCTTCATTCTAATAGGACCGTTAGAGAATCTGTAGCCGTATCTATTGACCATCTGTAGGGCTCGTCTATTATATTCGTTCTCTACAATAGCAGCGATATCATTATCGCCCTCTCTAGAAAGCACCCTCTTGTATGCACCGAGGACAATTAACTCCTCAAATTGGTCAGGAATATCTGGCACATCATTCTCTCCTAGTAGTGGAGTAGGTGACTTAATATAGAAGATATCCATGGTATAGTCCTGGTCGGTAGGTCTAGCTAGAATCATCTTCCCATTGTATGAAGTCCACCAGGTAATAGGCCCTGCAGCATTATCTCCTGGAGTCTGATATCTCTTATTGAACTCCCTAAATGGGATAAAGTACTTCTCTATGTTTGTCTGTGAACCATCTGGCCCAGTAATAATCTGTGACTGAATAACACTAACGTCAGTAGGCATACTAAACATAGTCACTCCAGTTGGTACTACACCAGAATAAATCTTCTCCATGAAGGGAAGCTCATACTCTGAAAATATGTCATTTATAGTATCATTGATAAAGTTATCGACAACTTCTGTATCGTACTCTTCGTCATCTAGTTTATCTACGATAACTCTATTTCTTAGGCTTGCTAGTGTCATTATCTTTCCTTAATATATGTTCCATTTAATTCTATCACTTCTCCAGTAAGAATACCAGAGTTATCTACATACTTCTTAATATACGCTCCCCCGGCACCTACTTCACTACCATCTAATGCTGTAGGTTCATCTGGTAGATGTTTGATGTAGGAGCCATCAGTATTAACAGTATCTTCAGGTAGCGTAGCATCCGTATAGATATAGGCAGAGCCACTCTGGTCATATTGATATCCTAGGTTAATCTGAGCATATCCTAATTGGTCACTATTCTGAGTTACTATAACATTAGTGTAACCAACCTGTGCAAAGTTGTACTCTCTAATAATATTGGCATATCCAGGTTGTGTAAACTCTGGAGTTATCATTATATTAGAGTAACCAGACTGTCCCCTCAGGGCCACTCCCAAGATATCAGCATATCCACTCTGGTCATTGGATACTGCTCGTATAACTGTTGAATAACCTAGCTGGTCGTAGGTAGGAATAGTCCTAATAAGGGCAGAACCTGTTTGGTCCCAAGTAGGATATGACAAGATGTCTGCGTAGCCGTCCTGCGTATAGTCGCTAGCAGAAAGAATTGTAGCATAACCTTTAGTAGTCTTATTAGCTACCTTCTGGATGTCTGCCTTACCAGTCTGATTATAGGCCTGAGTAATAGAAATAGTAGCACTACCGAGCTGCGCCTGTTGAATTGTCGCCTTAATATCGGCACTACCATATTGCTCTGGGTAATTAGTAACATTACCAGAAGTCTCTACTTCACCACCGAAGATTATACCGTATCCAAATGTACCCCAACCACCAGACATACCGCCTGAGCCTCCAGCTGGGGGATAAAGTGAGATGTTAGCAGAACCAGATTGTGTCTGAGCAGAGGTTATATTGTGGTATACAGATACGACACCGTCTGTGCCTGAACTACCGTTGGTTCCATTTACATAACCTATTCCGCCTGAACCACCATCACCACCAGAGACAGAGTATGTACCACCAGTATAATCAGTAGTATACGTTACCGCTATGTCTCCGGCATTACCACCTCCGCCACCTCCGCCACCTCCGCCCGACAGGGTGCTACCAGTAGTAGTGCCGCTATTACCACCATTCCCAGCATCGGTCCCAGCTGCAACTACTGCGCCGTTGATGGTAACTGACGGTGCCTTTAGAACGACGTTCACCCCTGGTACACCAGCTATACCACCAGCACCACCAGAATACTCTCCATATACATCTATAGTGCCATCGTTGCCATACGCAGTTGCACCAGTTGCACCAGTTGCACCAGAGCCTGCTGGCGTTCCACCACCTGCTGAATTTCCGCCAGGGTATCCTGGTGATATAGTTGGGCCACTAGCACCCCCGGCACCACCTGCGCCAGCTGGCCATCCTCCAGTACCACCTGCACCACCCTGCACATAGACAGGAGGAGCCCCAGTTGTCCCAAATCCTCCTCCAGCTCCACCACCTCCGAAACCACTTCCTTGTGAGCCACCAACGTTCGTATTCGAAGCCCCCGATATAATTCTAGCTCGGCCTCCTGCGCCGCCATTAGCTGTACTAGGTGAATGGTAGGTAATTCCATCTATAGTAATAGACCATATATTCTGTCCAGGCGTAACCTTACCAGAAACGTCTATAGTACCATCTATAGTAATAGAATCTGTAGCGGTAATGTATAACACTGAGCCTGTGGTTGACGAAGTACTCAAAGTAGCACCACTAGCTACATTAACTGTGGTGAACTGATACTTCTGGTCTAGATTAAGATTACTAGTGCCAGAGGTTACATTAAGTGGGCCATCAGAGCCATCGCCAAACATTGTATTGTCTCAGTGTGATTGTATTCACGATTATGTTCCCGTTACTTCCCATCTCACCTTACCACCAATAGTAGTAGTGGTACCCGTTAATCCCTGAATTGCAGGATAAATTACAGTAGTAGTTGGTGCTGAGGATAAGTATCCAACCTGTCTAGCATCTACAGTAAGCTCAGATAAACTAAGCATAACACCTGTTATACTAGAGAAGAAGCCTATAGGAAGGATAATGGCAAAGCTGGTTGAGCTATTGCCCGCCACACCATATTGGGCGGTAGTTCCCCAGCATCTTTTAAGGCCATTTATATTAGTATAATACATCACCCCCCCAGTTTCGTGTAGTAGACAGTTACAAACCCTGTCATGCCACTTCGGTCATATTTGGCTTCAAGGGTAATGTTCGATGCGTCGAGCGCTAACGATACACCGTAATTTATATTTCCACCATTAGTATAAGGTAGTGGAATAATTTGGCTCTTATCTGCTGGCTGAGCCGCACCGCTGGCACTTATGATACGCCCTAGACTAGTAATCCCATGAGGAATCTGTTTTATCGTATTGTTCGGTAGCGTACCGACATCAACTGTCTTCTTATAAATGTAGGTACCATCAATCCATCTTCTCCATGTATTGACTTCATTAGCAGAATAATCATCTGCTATTTCATCGAATGTTATCTTAGTCTCTGCCATTATTATTGCCCCGCCATGAATGTTATACCGTCCAGGAATACGAAGCCATTAGCCCCCGATGGGAACGTCACATTTCCTCCGCTGTCTATATACACCGATGCGATTCCAGTGCTACAGTAGGTAGCGAACCCAATTGTACTACCTGGTCTATATCCTGTAGGAAGAGTAAAGACATTGTAACCAACGACACCATTCTTTACGAGCCCCGCTAGGTGTACGAATCCTAGTGTATCTTTCATGTATCCTGGTGTGTGAAATGGTGCACCATAATATATCCATCCATTTGCTAATGTTGGAGATTGCCATCCCTGTTGGTTCTGTATTTGTGCTTGATTTATCTTCTGATTACTCATTAGTTATGTCCCTTTACTATTATCTCCGAGCCACTATTTAATATCGCCCCTCCATTATCGAATACCTTTATAGACGTGATAGATGTGCCGGTCCACATACCGGTGATTGTACGCTGGTATGGAATACCAGGAGTCAGTGCTGAACCAGTTACTGTTCCGGTTAGGTTTGTCGCCCTGCCTGACACTACTTCTATGTCAAGAACCATTTGGTATACGGACAGCCATCCAGAGGAACTACTCGTTAGTCCTATATAACCAGTGGGCGCTGCAGTTCCATATGTACCAGCAGATGTGGCGGTATATCCATAGTTATTCGCCGTATCATTGTTGAACTGTAGAAGTATTGAGCTGGTTGAGGTTTGTGTTCCTGATATCAGAACATGAACCTGAAGGTACTTATATGCAGGGAATGATACCGATAGGGTAGCGTTATTAGAAGTAAGCGTAGTCCGGCCTATTTCTTCCCACCATTCTCCAGTCTGGGCGTTAGAGTTTAACACTGGTACATTGTTTGCAGTTGGTGTGTCATTAGCGTGATATCCATCTACCGTATCAGCATTTCCCCCAACACTTACTATGAACTGATAATTAACCATAACATCGTCTGGTGTAGTGCTTGATAATGGTGCATCAGACATTGTGAAAGTACCGTCTGTTGGAGATGTCTCTGTAAAGTGAGTTACTCTCTTCTGTTTAACTCCATTTATAAAGACCTGAAGACTACCTGGTACGTATGGTTTAGCAGTAGTAAAGACTTTATTAGTCCCATCTACTGTCCCAGATGGTGTTTCATCAAAGACCTGACTAGAGCTTCCGTTTATCATCACTGAAGAACCAGCTATATAGGTAGCGGTTATCTTAGAACCCGACTTTGGTGCTGTTACGAATAATATACTTTTATCGCCAGAGATAGTAAAGTCATCTCCTAGATGCATTGCTACACCGTTCTTGTATACCTGAATGGCTGTAAATGGAATTGCGGTCGTGAAGCCTACGTTAAATCCATCCACATTACCATCTAGGAGCTCATCTGTAACAAGATTGCTCTTCATCACATCATCAGCATACATAGCATTAGCGATGACCCAGCCGGCGTCTATAGACTTAGCTGTAGTATCACCCTGTGCCCTCTCGAAGGTGATTGTATCACCGGATAAAGCAGTTACTAATATCTTCTCTGAATTGCCAAGGTTGGTAAGTTGTCCTGGAGGGCAGGCGGTCGCATAGAAAGGAACGTCAGGCATATAGTCACCCTGACCCGACTGGAGAGTGAGTGAAGTCCCAGATGTATTTGGACTAGGTGCTGTTAAGACTATACCAGCTGCAAAGTCTTTAATATTATTCGCCATCTATATAAATTACTTTCTTTTCTACTTTACCTTTAGAGTTTTTACCTTCATAACCTACGGCATACTTCAGTATCTTAGGTTCTGTTTGTAATCCATCTGTCCAGGAAGTCTCCATTACACGATAGTATATTAGCTTCCTATCTGTCAATGGTTCATCTTCTAGGAATACAGGTACTCCGTTAATGATAAAGAATCCTTCTGATAAACTAACCTGTACGTCTCCTAGGATAAATATGGTTAGGGCTGCTTTCTTTTCATAGTCCTGTATATCTCTGAAGGCACTAGGATTATATCCTGACGAGTCGTCATGCTTAGAATACCTATCATCGGCAGGCTGCTGTATACTATGTCCGTCATTGAAGAACGCTTCCCATAAAACCATTGTATTGGTTCCTCCTATCTTAGTTCTCCTGATACTGGAGAGTGAGTGTTACTGTTGCCGTGTTACCAGGAGCTGTTGATGTTGTTGTCTGTAACTGAGTGGCTAGATACTGAGTATAACCAGCTGCTGATAGTGTCGCAGTAGGGCTAGCTCCCTCTGGTCCTGTAGTAGATAGATTTACAGAAGCACCAGAAGCAATAGGAGTAATAGCGGTCATATCTGTAGTTAGAGCAGCATTGGTAGTCTGTGAAGGAGTGGCATACGTACTAGTAACAACCCCCTTAAGTGTTAATCCAGTTCCTAGAGTTCCTGCTGTATGTGACCACTTAACAGAACTAATCTGATTAAAGGTTCCAGTAAACTTACCGAACTGGTATTTAGTGAATGAGTTGGTTCCATAGACGATAGGGGCAGCTGTTGGAAGTGTAGAGATATCATCTACTGACTTCCAGTTAACCTGTGTAGCGTTAGCACGAGTTGTGCCTTTAGCTGGGGTTCCTGTTGCAGCTCCATTATCCTCCTGGAAGACGAAAGTAGCAGCTATAATTATTCTCCTTATTAGATTTCCTGGTTATTATACCACAAGAAAAAAGGCTCCGCAAGTGCGAAACCTTTAATCTCCTTATCGGTCAAACTACACAGTTCGAGGGATAACTACAATGTGGTCTGGTCGTACAACCTTTCCACCGAATAGTGTTGACCCTGCGATGATAGTTGACTTGCTAAGAACTCGGCGTTGAGACTCAACTTCTGGCTCAATCTGTACAGCACAAGTCACAGCTGACTTATGGAAGAGTACAAATCCCCAGTTAGCGTTTGAATCAATTTTAGCAACCTGATTTGTTACGTATACAGGAGTATTGTAGATAGTTCCTGCGTAACCCTTACCAGCTAGGTCGCCACTTCCCTGTCGCTCTGCCCATGTCATGTCTGAATCTGAACGTAGGTCTGCTACACCAAATCCGTTGACAACTAGAGCTCGTCCATCTGCTGGAACGTTTGCTGCATCTAGTTTAGCATGTGCTGCGATAAGAGTTGCTTTGTTTAGGTTTGCCACTGCTGTTAGTTTGTTTCCTGAAGCTGCACCAGCTACCGTAATACCTAGAAGATAGTTGTCAATAGCATCAGCTAGAGAGAACCCAATCTTCTCAGTGAATGGTCGTCGTAGGTCGTAGGTAGACTGCTTAACAAGCATGTCCTGGATTTCTACAGGTGTACCCTCATATTGGTCGATAACAAGTAGCTGCTCAGTTGGGTCAACTGGAGTAACAGTCATTTCTGTACCAGGAGTAATTGTCTGTGCAGTTAGGTCTGGTAGTGAGATAATGTGAACTGTGTCACCGAAGTTTTTGATTTGTCCTTGGTAGTCGTGGTTAACCAGTTGCTCCATAACGAGACGGTTACGACGGTTCTCAAGGATTTCCTTAGCCCACACCTCTGGAATTACTTCAGCAGTATTGGCAGGTGTGTTCATTGAAAATGTTGCCATTTAATTAGTTTCCTTATAAGTTAATCAATGTTACTTATAAGCATTGTTCAGGTATGCATCCACCTTTGCTCGGTGTTCAGGGTTAGAGGGGTCATATTCGTCTCTAATCCATTCCTGCATATTCTTTGAACTTGTAGACGATGGTTGAGTAGCGTTTAGGCTGTCTGCACCACCTTCTTGTTCCTTCTTTAGGCGCTCTCTTTCTTCTTTTTGAGCTTTTGCAACGATAGCTTTCTCATCGAAAGCCCCAGCAGCAAACTTTGCTTCTCGTACTAGTCTAGGCATATCCTGTGCTAGTCTCATCTGTGCTGCGTCGCCATATAGTTCTTTCTCTTTTTGAAGGATAGCTACTGCCTCCTTCTCGTACTGCCTGTCATCTGGATTCTCTGCCCAGTACTGCCTTACGTTAAGAACCATGTTCTGCTGATTGAGTCTGAAGTCAGTGTACTCTCGGTCTGACATATCGCTGGATGAATCAACACCCTTGATGCTTTTCTCGATTTCACTTGGCTTAGAGGCTTCCATACGCTGGCGAAGGGCTCTCTGATTGTCTTGTGCAATCTTAAGGGCTTTCTTCTCACCATCTGTAAGGTTGTCCGGGTCGAACCCTTGACTCTTAGCGAATTTGGCTAGACCATTATCTTTCTCTTCTTCAGTTGAATCTTGAGAATCTGAGTCTTGGTCTGGTTGCTCAGTATCTTCATGTTCTTCAACCGCTGAGTTTTCGCTACTATCATCTACTGGTAGGGTAGAATCTTCTACGCCAGTATTATCGACGACAGTATCCTCAGTAGGGGCTGTTTGTTCCGCCATGGATACTCCTAATTGTTAAAATGCTTATGAGCGTTATGCTCACCTCTGTTTATACCATATATTAAACTAGCTGTCAACACGTAATTTGGCATATTCTGTACAAAATCGCACACCGACCTTACGCTGATTCATTAATGCTGCCTGTACTGGGTCTATAGGAGCCTTAGCCATCTGAGGTGTTAACCTCCCGAAGACCTCCTTAAATCCAGTTGGACGGCTTTCTGTCATATTATCGACATTATCCTGGATAAGTGACATATACTCATCCATGGACTTTATCCAGTCCTTATAGGCATCTGTTCTAGCAAATGCCTTCCACTGAGCGACAATACGCTCTTGTAGGTCATTCTGTTCTTCTACTTGCTTTTTAGGCATGATAGCTCCTTCTATTTTGCGTTCTAAGGCCATTTAGAGGCTCTGTGAGCGACTTTAGGTTAAAAGTTGGGTTACATACCCTGTGGCGTTGGTAATGGTCCTGCAGCTACACCATTTGGATTCTGTACTGCTGGCTGTGGTGCAGGCGGAGCCATAGGTGGATTAGGGTTCTGTTTAGGAGTTGTAAGAAGTGCCTTAATCTTATCTTCTGACACATCAAGCATCGTCTCTAGATAAAGTCTTGCAAACTCCTGTTGGTTAATATACGGAGACTGAGCAAACATCTGATGGATAAGGGCATATTTCTGCCCTTCTTCGGCCTTAACAGACTTTGTGGTGCTCTCTAATTGAACCTTAGGCTCATAATCACCATAATATTCACTAGGGTCGTAATCTTTCCATTGGACACCATCAGGCCCCACGATACGAACTGCCATCTTCTGGTCAACAAAGATTTGTACCATCTTGAAGAGGATTCTACCAAGCTGTGCATATCCTTCATCTTCAAGGTTAGTAAGCTTTGTGGAGAACCGCTGAGAAGCCTGGTTCATCTGTGCCTGAATCTCAGTAGCCGTAATACGCCCCTTATCCTGAGATACACCCTGTACAACCTCATCAGCTGCAGTAGCTCTGCGCATCTCTTCCTTAATACGGTACATCTCGTTGTCTGCTGATGTTGAGATATCCTGTCTCTCAAAGGTTGAGATGGCACCCTGTGGAAGTGGTAATACTGCTCCAGGGAATGATTCAATCTGTTCTGCTAAGTGCTTGTACTGTGGGTCAATCTGCCACATAGGAGATAGCGCATAGGTAATAGCGTCTGACTTCTGAGATGAAATATCGTTTAATCGTTCCTGTCTAGGAAGGATAACCTCTACGTCTCCCTTAGCATAGAATAGGCTAGTATCAACATAATTCCTCAGAATTGCAAATGGTAAGAAACCTTTAATCTCAGGGATATCAACAGTGGTTTCTCTTGGTACACCGTCAATAAGGTGGGTTACCTTCTTAGAGCTCTTAGCTCGCTTGTAAGGGTTATCACCTTCGTAGATGAGGACTTGTCTGTTAACAACGACAATCTTCTTCTTACGAGTATAGTAAACTATTACCTCTACTTGCTTCTCCCTTGCCTTATCTCCAAGAGTAGTTCCTAGTAATAGTTCCTTGGTTTCTTTATCGGTCTTCTCATCATCTGGTTTGCCTGGAGCTTCACGGTTAGTTTCAGCAATATCATCAAGGTTCTTATAGAACTCTGTCATCTCACCAGTACTTGGGTTGACAATCTTGCGGTTCTTAAGTTCGTCTATCGTAGAGAGGAATCTATAGCCAGCATACTTAGGATAACCAGGTGTCCCGGGCTTGTTCATATGAGTAGCAGTTGGGTCAACAAAGAAGTCTGATAATGGGATATTAGAGATATGAGGCATATCACCCTCCCAAGACACCATCATGATACCGTTACCCAGGACGAGCATATCCTGTACCCATTGCTGGACCTTCTCGGTCATATTGTTCTGGTCCCAGAAGAAGTCAATCATTGAGTTGATAACTTTAGTATCGGACTCCTGCTCTTCCTTAGTAGGGAGGTAGTTGAACTTTGGTTTACCACCAGCAATGTTAGCCTTAACAGACTCCACAATTGTAAAGGTCTCAGGGACAAAGTCGTCGGCTACACCATCATAGCCATGCTCAGTTCGCATTGAGTTATAACACTTCCAGCATCTATCCCAGACATCTGTGTAATGTTTTTTAATATACTCTCTCGACTGTTTAAAGTCAGCAGCAACTAGCCTAACGACATCTTCATCATGAGTCCTGTCTTCGGTGTTCTCATTATCGACTTCGGTTAGCTTAGGAGCTAAGTCATTTTCATTCATCTAGTTACTTTCTACGCTTTCTATCCCTTGATGGTTTGTATACTTTTAAGTCCTTCTTATTATTAGCAGACCAGTCGAATAATTGCAAGGCTATAGCCTTAGCCATCACCGTATCGTCATGCTCGCCTTGTTCTGCATTTGTTCTTCCACGTTCATCTCTGACATATGAAAATGCTTCCTTAACGAATACAATGTCTGGGTCTTTAACAATTCCTTCTCGGACAGCTTCGGCCAGATAGTCGATGGACAGAGGTTTGGTGATTGCTGTGGTCTTCCAACCAAACTTTGCTGTAGGTGTTTCAAATACTTCATCTAATCCAGATTCTCTTTTATAAATGTTAGGATAGAATAAATCCCTTAATCGCTGTACCACAGCTAGTCCATGGTTATTTACCTCAGGGCCAAGTAGGGCAAAGTTGTAGTATCTCCCTAGCTTGTCCATGATGTGTGCAAACTGGTCAGGGTCGATTCTTCCTCTATACTTGGCTACGGTAGTTAAATCTTTTACTCGAATAACATCAGCTACACAGAAGTCTCCACCTTCTATACCTTCCGCTACATCGGCCCCAATAACGTACTCATCTTCTGGTTTAGGCTTCTCCCAGATTTTAAGATTACCATAAGGATTCTCAGTGACATATGGATTTCTCTGGTCGTCATCGGCTATATCATACTTCGCAGTGTCTCGTACCATTCTCTCCATGTGAGTAAGAGCCTTGGTATTGAAGACATTTCTACCTGATGCAATGAAGGCTTCGTGAGGAGTACTTGGATACTCTTGTAAGAGTCTCTCAGGGGTTGCCATGAACTCTCGTTCCTTATGCCTTCTGAACCGTATCTTGCCCTGTATCCGCTCTTCAGGTACTTGATAAAATTCATTACCTACCTTAATACCTTCTCGCATATAGTCAATGATATCTTCTTCATCTACGGTAAACTCGGTGATATCATCGCCATCCATTTCATACTCATCCTGAATCCACCAAGGGAAGAAGAACGGCTCATAGTCATTATCGCCCTTAACAGCTCCATCCCACATCTTAGCAAAGTAGTTACCTTTACCGTTAGCGGTGGACTCTAGGAATATCATTGTATTAGCTCTATGCGGTACTGTCTGCATAAGGGAAGCTACAAGCTCCTCACCATTGTCCCAGAAAGCTACCTCAGAACCATGCACAAGATTGATAGTATCAGACCGACCAGTACCAGTATTTTTAGCAGTTGCAGTCTTGATAACAGAATTAAGTCCGATTTGATTTCCATCGTCGTCTTCTCTAGCAAACTTAATGTCACTACGAGTATCGTACTTACGAGCAGGTTTAAATAGAATATTAGAATTATCATAATACCTCTTGAACATATTATAGAGGTTTCTGGAAGCGTCCTCCTGGTGAGCGATAATGCTTGCCGTTACCTCTGGATTAGTTGATGTCCACCAGTAAATGATAGCCTCTACTGCTGTTGATAGACCCATCTGACGAGCTTTTAGAATAATCATCCTAATTGGTTTACCCTCTCTCAGGCAGGTCATGACACGGTCAATAAGCGCCCTCTGCGCTATATTCGGTACAAAGGGCACAATGTTAGAATCTTTATCCCGTATCCAGAGGTTATTCTCTCGGAAACGGTCAAAGTCCTTAGCTATCTCTAGTAGTAGCCTTTGTTGTTTCTCTGTTAGGTTTGACTCTTGCATCAAATCTCTCTACTAGTTTTTGGAACTCTTCACCTTTATCTACTACATCACCAGCTTCTTTACGCTTCTCTTGAATGAATAGATTGATTAACTTTGATTTATTGGGGAGACTATCGAAGAACTCGGCATTCTCATCCCAGATATATAACATTCGTCTATTTTTAATCATAGAATAACTATATACCAATTGAGATAATTTGTCAACACAAAAAATAGAAGCCCTCGTTAGAGAGCTCCTACTGCCTGCAATTTCTGGACTCTATATATAGTCGGCACTATATAATCACTGAGCTTTTGTAGGATTCACTTATCAGTGTAGCATACAATCCAGGAATTGTCAAGACTATTCTGCTGCAGTTACTGTGACAGCTGTCGTATCTGTCTTCTCGCCATCGACAGTAGTTACCGTTACAGTTGCGCTACCGACTGCTACACCGGTTACAAGACCGGTTGCATCAACAGTTGCTTTAGTCTCATCTGATGAGCTGAATGTCACATCTTGGACATAAGCGTCATCTGGAGCTACTGTTGCAGTAAGCTGTACTGTAGCATCTACTTCTACTGAGGCTGTAGCTGGAGTTAGAGTAACGCCAGTAACTGCTACAGGCTTCTGATAATCGTTAGCAAAGAGTGCTCCTGAATCCGTAGCCTTATCTAGGTCATACCCTTCGGCGATGATTTCATCACGCTTTACATCGGGTACTGTTCTACCGTCAGGATATCCATTAACCTCTAATGCTTTTTCCTCACTTACTGGCGGTGTTAGATTCACCACTCTCCGCACTGGTTGTGCTGTTGTCGGTACTGCCATCAATAATCTCCTTTAATGCATTGTACATTGCTTCTTTATAGTTTTTCACATACTTGTATGGTTTGTCAAGTCTCTGTCTAGCAAGCTTCTTAAAGGCGTTGATACCTAAATCAAGTGGTTTATTGATTGGCCCATAGTAGTTTTGTATACTATCCCAGTCCTTAATCTTCCCATCCTTCTTCGCTAGTGCTCGTCTTCCCTTGCGGTTAGATAGCATCTTAGCGATATATTCTCGTACCTTTAATTCGTATTCTTTATCAATGAACTCTTCCATGCAACTCCATGTCTATTTGTCCGTTTATCATTGCTGCCCAGGGCATTCGTCTATTATCTTCATAAAGGATAAAGTATTCTTTCTCTAGAACGCCTCTCCTGCCTACTAAGATGAATCCTGGGCCATATACCTCATTCGTAGTCTTGTCTGCTTGATAGGCATTCCAGGAGGTATTGGGGAATCTCTTCCTCGCCTCTTTTAAGAAACTACTTAAGTGTTCTGAGCGCTTCTTCGAACGTACCATGCGCTACCACCTTCCTATCTATGAACATACCTTGGGTCTTAGCAAGTAATTCTAGGGCTCGTAGTTGTACTTCACTCTTCTGTGTATTATCGAGGGCGAACTCCTGAAGCTTCTGAACGATATGCTCAGGTCTCATTGAAATAATATTCCTTGCTTCCTTCACCCACTGTAGTGAGTTGCTCGGTCTAGCAATCGTCCTAGAGTACGCTTCACTGAACCCGACTTCTAAGGCTGAACCATAGGCATTACCGAATGTAGGGCTCTTAGGGTCTAAGTAGTAGAGTAGCCACTTCTCTTGCTGTAGAGTGCCTTGCCACTGGTTAGCTTTTTTTACTAGACCGTCTCTTGTCCGTTCGCCGTACCGCTTCCCCCGTTTTGTTGGGGTTTCTGTCATCTATAATCTCCTCTCTTTCCATTGCTGCTTTTAGTGATTTCTTAGCATCCTCAAATACCTGGTCTATTGTACAGTCATTGATGTTAACTGCGCAAGCTAATCCCCTATATGAGAAGAATGCCACATCTCTTGGTGCTGGCTTTATTATCAGGTCCTCATTAACCTTTGGCTTCTTGAATAGTCCCATCAAACTCCTTAAATGTAAATAGCTCATCTCTTGGTGCTTCAAAGGCCTCCTTAGCCTCTTCGAATGTTATCATACCCTCTTCAACTAATTGATAAAGTATTTCAAACTCTTCGTGAAGCTTCTGCCTTCGCTCTTCTTCTAGCTTTCTTGGAGACTTCCAGACTTCGTTTCTATCCATGCTAATGCCTTTTCTATTTGCTTTCTATCAAAGCCCTTAATGATAGTATCACCTATCTTTGTAATCGGTACCCCAACCATACCCTTATCTGCTAGTTCTTTCCTTGCATTCCCATCCTCAGATAAGTCTACTACATCATACTTTACACCCTTACTATCAAGCCACTGCTTCTCTACCTTACAGAAGGCACAGGTTGGTGTCGAGTAAATCGTTACCACTATTGACACCCCTCACATTGAAGGGCGTCCATAGGGTCTACTGGTGTATCTAGTGGTCGGCCATTTGATTTGTTGAAGTCCTTTTTAAAGTCTTCATCAGTCATAGCTTTATCTATTAAAGCTAGCTTCTCTTCTAATGTAAGGTTATCACTTAGTTGACTTGCTAGACTCATCTTCAACCTCTTCAACTACTGCGTCTTTAAGGACGAAATTCATTGGTCCGAACGGTCTACCTTCTACAATATATACATACCCTTCGGTAAGCGTTTGTAGAATTTTAAAGACTGGCTTAGAATTCGCTGTATTGTACGCAAGACGGTCTCCCGTCTTTTTAAACACCTTGTCCATGAACTATATTGCTCCTCTCTCCCATAGGGATTCTATCTTCTTTTGCTACGTAGCGCTCCTTAGGCCATGCTCCACAACCGCCCTTTCCGGTGTTGCACCAGTATTGCTGGACTGGACCATTTATCCTTTGAACAACGCCACGCTTCTGTAATGTATCTTCTTTTCCACAAGTAGGACAGACATTCTGCTTCTGTAGGTATTGTCCCATATTTGGATGATTATCTATATATGGCAGGAATTTCTCATATATCTTCTCTAGGAGTTCCACATCTCTTGCGTTGTAGACTTCCATAAGTCTTGACGCCTCTTCATCTCCACTGATAAAATCTTCCCATATACTTCCATAAGTTGTCTCTGCTTTTCCTCCAAGGCCAAGATACTCTCCAAGGTCATTAAGGCTATTCGAAGGAAATCTGAATTTTCTTCTTGCGACCCGAAGTGTGTCAACAGACTTTCTCGGTGACGGTCTATCAATGCCGTTTGAGATGAAGAAAGTGTTTGCCATTTTGTCATCAAAATTTATCCCATTGTGTGCGACCGTAATATCAGCCTCATCCAGCAGGTCTGCTAATGACTGAACTAGCTCAGCCTGTGTCTCAAAGTCGTGCATAGAAACAAACTTGACGCTTTCTTCACCCAGGTACTTATAAGCATAGCACATGAGCTTCTGCGGTTCAATTTCTTTTACATACCGGAAATCCCACTTATTCCCATATCCTGCAACTATTGCTGGAGATACCTCAGTATCCCAGATAACTATCTTTGGTTCCATGTTTTCCTTTGTTTTACTACTACTCATAGTATAGCATTATTCCTTTCTAAATAAAATAGAGACTTCTCGCCTCTACCTTCATTCAGTATAGCACAGATATATACTTTTGTCAAGACTATTCTGGGATATTTTTTAGTTTTATGAGCAAGAAAACCAGTAAACTGGCGGCAAGTTATATCGTTACTGAGTCTTCTCCTTCATACGGTCGCATATCTTAGCCCGTGCATGGTTCGAATTACTAGTAGTATAGCACACTAATAGTAGTATTGTCAAGCCCCCTCTATACTTTTGTAAAAGATATGTACGTGAGTGAACTAACAGATACAATACATGACCCGTATACACACTCACGCGAACCTGTTTGTGTGTCCACCCCACCACTTAACTATAGTAAGACATAAACTAACTAAACTATCAACTATTAGAACATACATAGCACTAATAGTATAGTGGTACCCCTGTTACAGCCTGTGCATAAACTGTGCATAACTTTAGCATTATCACTGTTGACTGGTATATACATAAGAGAGATAATAAGAGGGTAAACATAATAAGTATAGGGGTATACAGATATGTACATAGATAGATATACAGATGCACGTATGGCTAGGTATTTAAACAGTAATAAGCGTAATCAGAGGCTATCTAAGCTTGCACAATGCCTTAGCACTATCAGAGTAGTAGCTAGTTACATAGTACAGTTAGTACTAGCCTTTATAGTCTTATTGCTTATACAGAGTATTACAAGCTAAGGTAACAACCAAAAGGCGATATAAGGGGGCCGGCCGTTACAAGCCGGTTCTTTTTATGCTTACAGATATAAACGCGCCTTGCTGCGTGCAACCTTTTAGCCGTCTATGCTTATTGCAACCATCATACATACGCTTATTATTAGCATTTAGCTAATACTTACTAATACTATCTCTTGTGCCACTGAGGCCTTAGGTAAGCGGTATGGTACGGCGGGCGCTCGAGTTATGCACAGATATAACAGAGGTAGCGTGATAATTATATAAAAAAGTCTTACAATTGTGTTGACATTACGTAATGAGGGGTGTACTATAAAAATAGTTACATAAAACGTAACGGTAAGCATTTACAATCTATCACGTCGGTAACCTAACGGGTTGCATCTCTAAGCACAGTAGTTACAGCTTGGCTACAGTAAATAAGTAAGCATAGCAACAGAGATACGCGAACTTAGGTGTTGACATTTAAATGATAGTGTAGTAAACTGAGTACAGTTACAAGAACGGTGTAACAATAGTTATCTGGAATGAAGCAACAGCCCTAGTGGCAAGCGGTATGAAAAGTACTACCACATGTTGTTTACTATAGAGATAGCGAAAAGTCATCAGTATATTTATATACTAGTGGTTAGTAGTGGCTAGGTTAGATAGGCTAACCGTAAAGCTTGAGTAGCAGGTAAGATACTCGAGGTATGTATTAAATATGATATGCATAGCGTATGATATGGCGTACTTGCTTATATCTTGAGCACATCTGTGAGGGGGGCGTTACGTAACCTATCGAAAAGTTGCAGTTCTTGTGAATTGTGGCCTACTAGCACTACCCTTAAGCAAGGTAGACGAATACCACTTATTAGATGCGCCCTTTACAAATAGGAACTCTGGCTGTCATCAGAGCGTAACAGATGCCTTGGGCTATGCACGGGGTATCGCCTCAGAGAGTATATTAGGGGTGTTAGTCATAACACAATTCTGGCACCCCGTCTATACTTGTGCTTGGTTACTAAGTAGACGTATCCGACCAAGGGGTGGGATGGGTCTAAGAATAACTAAGTAAGCAATAGGGGTATAACTATGGCAACGGAAGATATTTTAGCTAAATTGGAACTAGACTTTGGCCCTAACTGGTGGGATTCTACCGACCAGCAAGAGAGGGCATAATGAGCACTCTCATAGCTGGAACAGAGTCTGGAGTCTCTATTACTAGGTATTCTAGGGGCAATGGCAAGCTAGGATACCAGGTAACCTGGGTAGTACATCCAGAGGGCAGCATACACTTCTTATCCTTCGATAACGAGGACGAGGCGTATGCCGTCTACCACCTTGTGCACAATTCTCTACAATTCTCATAGCATAGCTAATTCCCTCTCTATAGGGGAGGGATATAGGTGTGCTATACACCAGAAAGGTATCATAGGGGTATACTATGAAATTATTTACAATAAATGCAACTTCTGTTCGCTCGGTCTTGAGTGCAACAGAGAATCGTAAGCGTATTAGGGAGTATCCTAGTGCGGTTGGCCGGGTTCTATCAGAATTCGGCATCGACGGGTGTACTATCACAAAAGTAAGTGGTTACTGGGGGGGTACTCAAGAGGTGTCCTTCAAGATTGAGGTGGCTACTGATGAGAGTGCTACCACTATTAAACGGGTGTGTGCTCGTCTCAGGGATGAGTTTGAACAAGAGGCAGTAATGCTTACATACCCTAATAACACAGCAGAACTAATTTAAGGGGCATTTTATGTTTAATATCACAGTACAATCAAGTAATTTGGGCAATCTTCGCAGTGCAATGGCTAAGATGGGGGTAGGTGTCGCTATCGAGTCTACCTTTATCGACAATGGGGTACGTATCCTAGATGTAGCTATCGGGGATTGTGAAGATAAGTATAGTAAAAGAGTTGCAAAAGCAGCAGAGAGGTACCAGTACTAATGGCAAAAGTAAGAATTGATATTGAGGTCGTCTCAACAGATGGCAACCATAGTTTAATGACCTTTGAGAATACTAAGGCACTGCTGGGCTTTTTAGCTCGTACTGGTGGTGTAGTAGACAATACAGGTATTATACATCTCTAGTGTAGCCTATAGCGCCTCTATATGGGGCGCTTAGGGGTATCCTAGATACCAGAAGGGTAATATATGCGTAAAACACTATATAACTTAACTAAAGAAGAAGCCCGCACTCTGATGCAATTTTGCGGGTGGGATATAGGTGCAGTTGGGATTCTACTCTGGAATCGGCATATTGCCTCAAGCATCCCTAAGGGTGTAAAAATGGCTAAAAAACTAAAGAACTTTGCGGGAGGGGTAGATGTCTAGTGAAGAACTAAAGATACAAGAGATTTTAATACATCAGCTAGAATCACGAGAGCGTGAAGAAAGGGAATTAGATTATTGTGATTAGCATTTTAGGCTGGATGATATTGTTTGGCACTAGGACTCTACCGATACAAGACAACATAGTGACCCTCGCTGGGTTTAGTATATTCTTTGAGTTAGGTTTTTACGCCATCATTTACAGTTTGAATAAGAAGGGCATTAGTAACCATTATTATGATTGAAGAAAGGCTAAAGTTTGAGATAGGGCTCGAAACTAGTAACAATTTTGATAGACCTGACTGGACTCCTGATTATAAAGAAGGATTTATTGATGGACTGAACCGAGCTATAGAGATACTGGGGGAGGTAGATGATGAAGATTGATATTGGTCAGTATTATAATCGGCCGAGGCGTGTACCAGTGCGGAATGGGCAGGAATACATTTTTACGCCTAGAATGCCATACAGAGGCTCTCAGGTACCTCACACGACGTTTTTCGCTACGGTACTATTACTAATGTTTATACTATTATCTATTTACCTTATATGTAGTAGTTTAAATGTAGTTAGTGTAGACAAGTGTGATGAAGTAGTAGGTATACAAAATAGTTATACTGGTAAAGTAGATACTGTTTGTGAGATTGTAATTAAGTAATAGATGGTGCTAGAAGAAATGTAGGACTAGTGAAATGCGTCTACCCCTTAGGGAAACAACGACAGCCGGAACCAAGAGAGATTTATGAGTACCAGTCTTATATGGCTGGTAGAGCAGATGCCTAGATGCAACTGGGTGGCATAGTGAGTGCGGGTACGGAGCCTCGTTCGACTCGAGGCAACTATGTTTTGCACATCTGTTCTACTGGCTATATACAGCCTATAGAGAGTAGATTACGTTGGTTCCTCAGCAAGGTTGACATAGGAACATCTGGAGTAGCAATAAAACGCCTGACGATTACCTGAGATGGTATGAAATATGTTTTACATATAGCGTGGATTCGCCCCTGCTACTGAATAAATGGCGAACTAGACCTTGCACAACGCAACCTGCTCTTTATAACAGGAACAATAATAACTCTAGTCGAAAGGAGTAGAATGTTAGAATATAAAGAATTAGAGGACTACCTCCAGGAGAACTATCCTGAACGAGAGGATACAGTAGGACTGCTACTAGACATTCTCAACGGTAATGCCGATGAGGTGGATATCTTCAACGAAGTGAGGAGTTTTAACGACCACAATGGGTAAGCATAAAAAATGGCAGGATAACCAGCCGACCAAGAAGTACGAGAGCAAAACCAACGTATTCTGTTATGGGACATTGAATCTTCACCCAGTACAGCAACATCTATGGGGTGAGGCTATGAGTGGCGTTGTAACGACATTACCAGATTACGAGCTACATAGTTACGATAGTAATATCTTCTATGTTGTTAAGAAGTTTGGAGAGACGGTAGCCGGTAAAGTGTACGCCCTCACTGATGAACAACTACAAGCAACAGATAGGTACGAGGGTGCTTGGTACAAGCGTGAGCAGATTAAAGTGGGCGATAAGATTGTCTACGTGTATGTTCAGAACAAGGAACTTTTTGATGAGCACAGGAAGGCTCAGGAGGAAGCAAAGAATGAAGTCAGCGGAAAAGATACTAAAGCAGATAAAGAATAAGGGGTTCTCACATCTAAAGGTGGAGCTGGAGGCACAACTCTGGCGAGGCCGATGCGAGACCGTCCGAGAGAGGACACCCTGCACCGTCAGAGGCTGTAATAATGGGCGAATCAGTTGTCCTGCGTGTAGAAGTAAGGGGTATATCCTGCTACCACGGGTAGAGAACTCTGCGACTATGAAGTCGAAGCTGGATGACCTTCCAGAATTCGCAACCACTCGACGAATTTGCGCAAGATGTGTTGGTGAGGGAAGCATACTACACCCTACCTGTGGTGGTAGAGGGTATACGGAGAAAGTGACCGGCAACTATGGGAGTGAGAACTTCTGTAGAGACTGGATTCTTGAGCACGTGTCAGAAAAGGCTCGCAAGGCACTGAGCTTCTGTAAGTTTTATTACGATGGCTCAGTTGATAGTGAGATGACATTTACACTACCAGTGGAGGACGGTAAGTATATCGTCGAGTTCATTCAGGCATTCAAGGACCTATCGGAAGCGACAGGCCAGGGCATAGATGTAGCTGGTGCTGGTATGCACATTGCAGTTCTTGTAGATGGTTGTGGTGGTAAATACCCAGTGACAGGTGCTTCACTCGATAACGGTAAACTCAACAATTTTGCTAACGAAGTGGCTAAACTGTTGCCAGCTATGTATCTATTAGCGTCAAGTGGTAAACAGTCACGTAAACTATACTACCGAGAAGCACAGATTAGCAATCAGAAATACTCAGCGATTCACGTTCTCAACGGGGCGCTTGAATTCCGCCTATTCGAGACCTGTTACGACCGACCAACCGCTGTAATTGAGTTCCTTGGTGTGATTGATAAAGCACTGGAGTTTTATGCCGACCCATCAAAAAAGGTAGAGAAGCAGGACGTAACGTTCCCTATATTCGAGGGCAAGACAACACGAAGGTTCGTGCGGACATCAGACCAGATTCGAGTAATTCGCAAGCAGTTTGCGCTGATTAAACCAGAGGGGCTCACGATTAAAGAGATTGAGACGACACGTAATGTTAAAATTACGATTGCTGAGGTTAAGAAGAAAGAGAGTCTACAAGTTAAGGAGCTCAAGAAGCTCTTCAAGGAGCACATCTCGTCATTCGAGCTAGCTGTTGATGGGCCTCTAACACGGGCTGAAGAGGGCCGACTCCAAAATCTCAGAGCTCAAGCACGCCTAACCGGTGGACATTACTCAGATAAGCAGTTGAAGGCGATGGCGATGGGACTACGTGTTCCAGAACTTGATGAGAAGAAATACATTGAAAACAATAAGCCAGCTATTGTTGGTAGGATATCAAAGAGACTAGCAGTTTAAGGAGGTAATAAATGTGTGGTATCGTGTATAGTAATAACTTCCGAGGGATGGATTCTACCGGGACAGTATTAAAACGATTTGAAGCACAGCGCTCACGAGGCACAACCAGTTTTGGTTTTTATGTCTCCGATAGCAACAAGCTGTGTCACAACGTAAAAGAGGGCAGGATTAAAACACTGCTAAAAAGAGAGAAGGGCTCAGACATTCTATTTCATCATCGGTTTAGCACAAGCACGCCAGATGTACGGAATGCTTGCCACCCGTTCTCGACAAAACAGTACTTTGAAAGTGAGTACATCGGGGTTCACAATGGGGTTGTTACTAACCCAACAGAACTTCGTATCCAACATCAGGAGCGTGGCATCCAGTATGTAAGCGTTCAGCCAGATGACCGATTTAACGACAGTGAGGCACTTATCTATGACCTTGCTCGTTATATGGAAGGTGAGGTTGATTCACTTACGGCTCGTGGAACAATCGCATTCGTTATGATTAAGCGGAATAAAGCTGGCAAGCCAGTGACGCTGTTCTTTGGTCGTAATTACGGTAATCCACTGAAGATGAAAAAGACAGATAACTCGCTCACCATCTCTTCGACAGGCGAAGGTGAGCAGGTTGAACCCAACCAACTGTACAGCTTCGATTATGACACGAAGAAGATTCGTAAGCGACCACTAACAATTCCATCAGGGTATTATGGTGGTAGCTACCGTCAAAGCAAGGGATATCAGCCAGGCTGGTATAGCAAACCAAGCCCAAAAGCAGTAGCGGAACCGAAAAAGTTGGAATCTGGGAGCAAGAATAGTGTTCCGCATATCGACATCCGAAAGGGAAGCTACGAGTCAGTAAAAAACCAGTTCCTTGAAGAAGCGGACGGTGATTACGCAACTGCAGCTATCAACGCAATCGGTGAGGCTGAAGAGGGTTTGGAGATATTAACAAGAGCCGAGGACATCATAGAGAGCATCCCAGCAGACAACGAAGACGATATGGAGAGCTGTATCGACTCTTACAATGAGCTTGAGTCATACGTCAGGATGCTTGAGCATATAGCCGATGAGCTTGAGCAGAGGTCTACTGGTGGTGATTCCTGTAAAAGGGATGACATTCTCCCTGGCCAGACATCGCTTCTAGGAGGTTAGTATGAAGAAGAACTACAAGACGATTATGTATTATGGGGTGCTTCACCCATTAAAGAAGCTGAACCTGTATGATAATCCGTTCTTAGATAATCCAGGGGGTGTTATGGGATACGTATTCTTTACGGTGTTCCAGAAACGCCCAGAGTTCCAGCATAACTACCAGAGGGACAGGTTCCTGGACACTAGGGACGTGTATATAGGTGCCTCTTATAGGGGAAGTGTTATCCATATGCTAACCCTGGTTCGGAAGTCTGGTGAGATAATTCTCTACGCCGAGAATTTTAACTTCATATTTAACGATACAGAAGCGATTAAGGCAGCGAAGGAACTATTGTCCCAGTTTTATAAAGTAAGGGTTAAAAAGACGAGCAAGGTTGTAACATATGACGGCTCCGAGGGAAGGTATGGTAATCATGACAGATTCAGGAAAATTGATGAAGTTTAAGGAAGCCCAGAGAGCACTGCGAACCGCATTGTCACAGACTGGTTCTAGTCGTTCTGGTCAATTCCTAGTTAAGATAAACCCCATCGGGACCAGGTACATCTGGAACCTTATGACTGATAACTGTATCGCTGCCGTGGGCTCAAACAACCTCGTCAGGGTTAGGCCGAACACAAAGTGGTTCGATGTTTTAACTTATAACAAGACTTGGGTATACGACATATCCCTAGTGCATCACAGGAGTGAGTTCATAGCTACTAGGGATATCTCTTATGTACCGTTTTTCTCCAATGGGGGATTCAAGCAGTACCAAGATGCACTGGAGAGAGGAAGTACGAATGTAAGAATTGACCTAGGGCCTCGACCAGAAGATAGACATAGAGTATTGACAGATACACTCATAAAGGTCTGTTCAAAGCACAATAGGTTCGAGGAGGTGTTACCTCAGCTTAAACCGAATTTTGATAAGAGGTACATAACTGTACCAGTTTTGAAAGAATAACAAGCAAGCAATACATTAGGGGAGCGGTGAGGAGGCATAATAACAACGCTATAGTCGTTTATAGTGAACTCAGTCGTAGAGCACGTTATTATGGGTATTGCTGAGATGGGGAGATGAGCGAGGCTACTCAAGCTAAGGGCGTCTCCCCAGTTTTATAAAAAAGTATGAAAATACTATTGACATTTGGGACGTAGTGTGCTATATTAGATATAGACCATAGTACGTCAGCGGAAAAGTATCTATGACCAGGACGTACTATGAAAAGGTCGTAGGTACTTTTTTGGTATCTAACAATTAGCGCTGTAGGAGTCGTTCACTGATTCACCTCCTAAAAAACTGGAATCGTACAGTCGGGAAACCCGAGCCACGTCTACCCCCTTGACGACTCGGTACCTAGTATTAAGATAAACGCCGACGAAATCTTAAAGAAGCGGAGAGAACCTGGTAGTCCTGCTCCGCCCACAATAGCGCTATACGATAAACCTTACTTTACTATCTTACTAGGTAGTAAAAGGGGGGCTAATGGAGAAGGAAAGGACACATGATAAATGACTAACACAAGGCAAGAGCTACGAGAGATAATCGTCAAGCATACTAGCGAGATGTTAGATAATCCAGGCGAGTTTGAAATATACCCAACCGGTAAGTTTTACGATGACTTGCAATTTGATATCGAACAGCTCCTCTCCGGCACAGTGAATAAAGTGCTAAGAGCAAGTAAGGAAGGAGTGGTCATGAATGAATATCCTAAGTGGGTTGAGGGAGCCTTCCCGATACCGTTTTCGCCGTGGATACAGTATATCGGGAAATACTATATACGCAGCGCAGCAGAGTACGATAGATTTATGAATCATGTAGATAACAGACGAAGATTATTCATTCATGCTAACAAAGATAAGATAGAAGACATCAAGGAGGTAGACTATGGAAAAGAAAACCGATAGAGCAGTACAGATTACATTCTGGATAGTAATTGGAATCCTGGGTGTAGTAACAATTATCTGGGGTAAGGGATGACATTGCTCGAACAGATAGAGAAGACAGCATTCCCCGATGATATGAGTGAATGCGATAAATGGAACTGGAGGTAATATTGGAAAAGATTAAACTGAGCGTACTGAAGAAGCTATCGGATGTTCTACACCTAAGCACAATGTATGTTAATTTTACATATCAGAAGTTGTCATTTGACAAGGATATGACAAAGCTGGGATTTTTGAACAAAGTCAAGGGAGAATTCAATGACCAAGTGGAAAAGTTCAACGAGCAGCTCGAACAGGAAATCAAAGAAGCATCAAGTTCTAAATAGACAGATGGACTTACTGGGCGGAGTATATGGCCTGGGACTTAAATATCCCCCACAAGAAGGCCCGATACTAACCCTTGTTATGCAGAAACCTTATAAATATAGGGACATAGTAACAGTTCATTTAACAATCCCATTACACGAAGACTCAATAGACACACGGCGCTCTATAGTAGAGGCGCAAAGAATGGTTGACCACGGCAAAAAAGGCATCCTTATTATAAGAAAAGCTAACAAAATGCCATAAAACTATTGACTTTTGTATTGATGTGTGCTAAACTGTATACAGTAACATTGAGCGATGTGCTTAGTGGGGAAGAACTTTAACAATTTATGAATATAATAGAGATAATATTTCTGATTCTTTTTGTATCAGGGATGATTTTGTCTAGTAAAGGAGTGAAAGATGAGTGAATTAGTAAGACTCAAGATTACCTCAACGATTCCTACCGGCCAGTATGCTAATATGCAGCCTGAGGTAGAAGGTGTTGGTAGTACTTACGAAGAAGCTGAACAAGACGCCTTAGATAAAACGCAACGAATTTGGAACCGTGTCTGTGAACCAGGCAAGGAATTAAACGTATCTCAGCCAGTAAAATTCGATACAACACAGACTAATAGTTATGATAGAGTGGTCTCAGTGTACAACGGTGTCGAATTATTATTTGATGAGGACGCGCATAAATACTTTGATGAAGAGGGTGCAGAATACCTTAGCGGTAGCGCTTTCTGTAGCAAGTACAAGACTAAATTCGATGCTGATTCTATTGGTGACAAGTTTGCAGCTAAGTATGGTGTAAACCCTTATGATGTAAAATCTATGTGGAAGCTTAACGGCGAGGCCAGTACCTCACTTGGGACAGCGATTCACAATGCATTAGAGCTTTATGGTAAGTACCTAGAGTTATCTGTTGCAACTAAGGGTACACCAGAGTCTGCGTTACATAAGAATGAAATTCTTAAGCCAATTGTGCAGAAGTTCTTCGCAGGGCGAGATAAGGAAAAAGCTCGTTATGAGTTATTCGTAGCAGATAAGGAGCATAAGCTCTGTGGGTTCATTGACCGATTGCTGATTGTAGACGAGAAGAATAAAATCTGCCGTGTACAGGATTACAAGACGAACCCTGATATTGAAAAGAAAGAAACAATCAAAGCCCCATTCAAGGGTAAGATTGCTGATACGACTCTAGGAGCGTACTGGCTACAGCTGTCGTTCTATGCGTATATCTTAAAAGGTATGGGCTGGACAGTTGAAGGTTTAGATATCTACAACTGGAGCGGTGGCGAGTGGAAGTACTACTCTTCTGAGGTCATTGATATTAGTTCAGAAATTAAATAAAAGAAAGGAGCATAGGTGAACGATAAGAGTTATAAGATTCTTGAAGCTCAGCACCGGAAGAACTGGACAGGTTCATTTGGTGAGATGGCTGATTATGCCATCAAGCTCGAAGGTATTGAGGACTGGATTCAGCTTACGCAGAAGCCAGATACCCCAGCGCCAGTCGTTGGTAGTGAAATCTTCGGTCATACCGAGGTCCAAACTCGCAATGGCACAAGCTATATGAAGTTCAAGAAAGTTAATCCGTCATACACAGGTGGCGGTGGCGGGCAAAAAGCTCTAGGTAATCTTATTGATATGCCATATGTTATCTCACTTCTAGAGGCTATCGCCGTAGAGGTAGGTGCAGAAAAGGCAATCAAGAAGAAGGATAATCTTCCACCAGAGGATACCGACCTAGATGAACCAGTAAATCTCGCAGATATCCCTTTTTAAGAGGTAGAATATGTCGGCAGAAGAACTCGCAGAACTCCTTGTGATTGAGATAGGTAAACTAAATCAACACAAAATAGAAGATTACACTGGTGATACATTATCCCGAGTCTGTGTGCGTCTAGCCTCTTATAAAGCAGGCTTAGGGGCATACGTCACCGAGGCTAAGGCTGCATCTTGGGATGCCGAAAGGAAACTGGCCGACAAGAAAGCTAGAGGCTACCAAGAATTAAGAGATGAAGGCAAAACTCAAGGTGATGCTGAGTCACTTAAAATCACCAAGTGTCAACAAGAATATATAGAATATATAGAAGCTAAGAAGCTGGAGGACAAGCTCGTGGGATTATCATTGAACATCCACGACCTCATTGACGCTATAAAGAGCCGACTAATATTCCTACAGATGGAGCTAAAGGAAAGTCAAACCTACTAATGGCTAAAGGCTTTGCTGGATACTCCCCGGTGCAGAGATGGGCTGTCTCATCTAGAGGTGGCAGGGCTAAAGTACCTAAGGGGCTGGCTCGCTTACCGAAAGAACGAAGGATTGAGATAGCTCGTCTTGGAGCACTGAAACGACATAAACTATTAAATGAAAGGAAGGAGGAAGATGTACAAAGTAAATGAAGAATGCGTTCAAAACGGCGTCCTGCTTGGCATACCTACACATCTCGTGGCGAAGTTTGCCGGGAGCGACTGGAAAAGTAGGTCCTACACTAAAGACGAGCTGCGCAACGTTAAGGGGCGACTAGGAGCCCTCGGTTTCTATTTTACCGATAACTGTTTTGTTCAGATTGAAAAGAGCGTGCCAACAACGCCTAAGTATAGAATTGGCGATAAGGTTAAGATTAAGAGCCTAGAACACTCTAGTAAGAACCTTGATGGCTACATGGACTACTTAGTTGGTACAGTCCAAGAGGTTATCGGGGCGTCAGATAAAGAAATCGTCGTTAAGAATAGGGACGAAAGTTCTTTTCTGCATAGTAAATGGTATATCGACGTGAGAGATGTTGAGCCAGACGATAAAGTTCCTGCTCGCAAGAAAAAGATTCTTTACCCGGTGGGCACAAAAGTTGTTATCACTGATGGTCCTGGAGCTGGAGTATATGGCAGGGTTGTCGAGTACTTTAAGGGTTCGACCATTCCATATAGGGTCAAATCTTTCAGCGGTAAAATCTATGCTAAGAAAGTTAATGAGCTCAAGAGAGAACCAGTTTATGCACCTGATGACAAGATGGTGAATTTCATGCCTGCTCATAAACATACGTATACAGAGGAACTACGAATATACTATCGTTTACCTAAATTCATAACTAAACATAATTTTGAGGATGCTGAGAAAGCACCTCAGGAAAAGGAGAAACTAATGGACAAAGAAAGCATGACACTACGACAGAAAGTACGTTACGCAGCACTATCAAAGGACGAGAAGGTCCTGCGTGAGTCAGGATTCCACGATTCAAGCGGAGCCCTGACTGAACAGGGTCGTCGGATTGTGGTAGATGTTCTCTGGGACACCCTATCAGCTGCTGACCGTAAAAAGGTTGTAGAAGCAGTTAAGGCCACACTCCCAAAAGAGAAATAAGGAATAGACTTCTTCGAAAACTATTCCGTAGCTAGATGAATCGTACCCGAGAATGGCTCAGAACAAGAAGAGCGTGGGTTCTCGAAAATCCACCAAATCATCAAGGGTATTACATCTGTGGCGTTGACTTTTGGTGGTGAGTGTGGTATACTACTAGTATGAGATACACTTACCACCATTCAAAGTTCTCAAAAAAGAACCTTAAGTATAGTAAGGCTGATATAGAAAGTTGGGCCGTGATGTACACATCAGGAATAAACTCAACTGAAATAGCTAGCAAGTTTGGAACGTCTAGTAACTATGTCATACACATGTTACGCAAAATGGGTGTTCCTATACGAACCAAATCAGAAACAAAACTAGCCGAGAAAAACCCTATGTGGGTTGGCGATAGCGTAAAGTATTTTCCTCTACACAAATGGGTGAAGTCAAGGCTCCCAAAGCCAGCTCTGTGTAATATGTGCAAGAAAGTACCACCGCTGGACCTGGCCAATAAAGGAATCTACAATAGGGACCTTTGTAACTGGGAGTGGCTATGTAGAAGATGTCATATGTTGTCAGATGGAAGAATGAATAACCTGAAGCAATATGGGCAAAAGAAGTAAGATTTGGCTTAAGACTAGAAAAGAGTTCTTAGAGGAGAATAGGCCAGACCACGCTGGATTTTTCTGCTGTGGCATCTGTGGTTTGCCAGTTCACTACACGGATATGGAAGTTGACCACGTGGAAGGTCGCCTAGGGGAAAGACTTGTCGATAAGAAAAACCTCCAGGCTACACACGTGTTATGCAACCGTTTGAAAGGTAGTAAAAAAGTAGCTCCTAAGGTATCGGAAACCGAGAAAGAGCTACGACGAACTTTAGACCTATAAGGGAGTCTGATATACTCTAAGAAAGGATTATAAGATGAGCAGAATCAAGCTATTAGTACCAGAAGACGTAGACACATTTGACGAATTAGAGATTGTGGTATAATGAAAATCAGCGTTACTCCAGTACCCGCTCCAAGGATGACCAAGCGAGATAGGTGGGCACGACGCCCAGCAGTCATACGATACTTTGAATATCGAGACGTATTAAAGTCCGCATGGGGTGAGCGAGAGGTCCCAGAGAGATTACGCTTGAAGTTTGTTATGCCTATACCAAAGTCGTGGTCCAATAAGAAAAGGTTATTGATGGAGGGAAAGCCTCATCAACAGAAGCCGGACATCGACAACTTACAAAAAGCAGTACAAGATTCGTTATGTGATGATGACAGCTATATTTATGACGTTTGTGCCACTAAAGTCTGGGGCATAGATGGTAGCGTCACCATAGAAACCTTAACTGGAGAAGAATAAAAGCCTAGACCAGACTGGGCGAAATAATGAGCTATAAACTCAAACTATTAGTATCTATAGGCATCGCACTATTGGTTCCCACCCAGGCAAGTGCCCTAAGCTTACTGGATACGACCCCTACAACTAATTTATTAGTAAGAAGCACAGACAGTCCATTCGTTATCAAGGAGCCTGCCAAAGATAGTACTACTCCAAAAGTAGTAGAGAAGGTACCCAAGATTATGACTTATACGGTGCAAGAAGGAGACAGTCTTACTTCTATCGCAGAACAGTTCAATACGACCTGGCAGCGATTATGGGATAAGAACACACAGCTACATAACCAGGACATCATAAACGTCGGGGATGTAGTCACTATACCAACAGAGTCAGAATCTCTACAGGATAGACCCGCTATATATGCCCCTGTGAGCTCATCAGAGCCTCTATATGGGACGATAGCCCAAAAGACGAGTAACTACTCATCTAACGGGTATGCGTGGGGTAACTGTACCTGGTATGTCAAGAATGTTAAACCTGACATTGGAGGCTACTGGGGAGACGCTGGATACTCCTGGTTAGTCAATGCTTCGGCATCTGGCTTCACCGTAAGTAGTATTCCAGTTGCAGGCTCTATAGGCGTTCAAGTAGGACACGTTGTGGTAGTAACTTCCGTAAATGGGAATGGTACAGTAAACCTGTCTGAGATGAATTATAATGGCGGACTAGGAGTCGTACATTACGACACTAGGTCAATAAGTTCCTTTATAGGGTTCATCTACGCTTGACACCAGTATAAATGTGTGTACAATAATAGGTCAGGTAGAGATACCTGGCCTATATTGCTCCCTGGAGAATCAGTAATCTCGGAACCCTCATAAGGTTCAGGACCCAGTGCAACTCTGGGGGGAGCAACCAAGTTTAGCATCCTATGCCGAACGGTCAAGGCAACTGCCTTTTAAGCAGTACAGAGTAGGTTCAACTCCTACAGGGTGCACCATAACGGCTACTAGCTTAAAAGTAGAGCATCTGTCCGATACACAGAAGGCCGAGGAGCATTACCTTGGTAGCCGACCAATAATAGGGATTCGTCCAACGGTTAGGACAGCATTCTTATACAGTGCCAACAAAGGTTCAACTCCTTTATCCCTTACCATGAAGCACCTTAACTCAGTGGCTAGAGTTCCTCTTTTACACAGAGGCGGTCAAAGGTTCGAATCCTTTAGGTGCTACCATAAGTCTTGATAGTGTAATGGATAGCACACTAGTCTTCGAAACTATTAGTTAAGGTTCAAATCCTTATCGAGACACCAAATATATTCGCTGGTTTAGCTCAACAGTAGAGCAGTAGTTTTGTAAACTACCGACTAGGGGGCGGCACCCTAATCCAGCTCCAAACGCTCACATCATCTAGTGATTAGGATACTTGGTTTTCAGCCATGGGAACGTCGGTTTGAATCCGACTGTGAGCACCAGTAACCCGGCATAGTTAAGTGGTTATAACATTAGCTTGTCAGGCTTAAGTCACCAGTTCAATTCTGGTTGTCGGGACCATATGGTGTCTATAGTGGAGAAGTCACCACGCCTCCCTGTGAAGGAGGAGACACTGGCGCAATACCAGTTGGGCACCCCAAAACAACCCCGTGTAGTGTAGTTGATAACACGCAGAGCTGTTGACTCTGTATCAGACGTTTGAGCCGTCTCGTGGGGACCAATCAGAGTATAGGAAAGCTGGTTAATCCGCTATGTTTGGAACATAGAGAACGCAGGTTCGAGTCCTGCTACTCTGACCAAGAATATGCCTCTCTATCCCAACTGGCAGAGGACCGTGGCTTAGAACCACGTCAGTGAGAGTTCGAATCTCTCGGGAGGCACCAGAGCCGTTTTAATGTGTTAAAGAAGGCACGCTTGTCTGTAAAACAAGTCCCCCTGGGTCGAGTGGGTGCGATTCCCTCAAACGGTACCAAAGATAATATACCTCGAATGGGGAATGGCTACCCGGCAGCCCGCAAAACTGCTTTCGAGGGTTCGATTCCCTCTCGGGGTTCCAGGCCCTATAGCCCAATTAGGCAGAGGCAACAGACCTAAACCCTGTAAAGTGTAAGTTCGAATCTTACTGGGGCCACCAATACGCTACCTTAGTATAACGGATAGTACAAGGGTGTTCTAAGCCCTCAGGTTTCGGTTCGAATCCGAAGGGTAGCACCAAATCATGCACGCTTAGTTTAGCGGTAAAATATCTGACTTCCAATCAGATGTCGAGTGTTCGACTCACTCAGTGTGCACCAAGCATGGCTGCATCGTCTATACGGTTAGGACACTACCCTCTCAAGGTAGAGAACCGGGTTCAATGCCTGGCGCGGTCACCAATATTGGGGTAATCATATAACGGTTATTATGATACCTTTGCAAGGTATTCATCAGTGTTCGATTCACTGTTACTCCACCAAAAGGAAAGTATGAGTATAATAAGACATAGTTCTAGTCTACCAGCACGTGTTATAGTAAAGCCAGGGTTACTCAATCGTAACTTCATAGCCGAATATAAGAACGAGTATGGTAGACCTAGATGCTTCTGCTGTGATGAGATGCTAGACCTCTTCATACCAGTAAAGTACGGCAACTATGTAAGAATATACTGTACCAACTGTGCCCTTACTACGAGAGCAGTGGGCAAATGTAATCACGGGTTCTTAGTTCAACGGCTAGAATAGTTGGCTCTTAACCAATCCATGAAGGTTCGATTCCTTCAGAACCCACCATATGAGTCCGATAACTGTGCAGTTCCATACAGTCAAAGTAACCTGGTTGTGCTTGTGAAAAGAGGTATGGAGTTTGGGTTAGACTCCCAACGGATTCACCAATACGGACTTGAGGCAAAGTGCTGCGGAGGATTCCAAACCCTCTAGCTGTGGGAGCGTTACCTACCAGGTCTGCCAAGACTTAGCCTGACTAGCTGTCTAGGTTAGAAAGGAAGCATATTGTATAAGAAGGGAGGTTGCAGTTAAATGTGGGAGATTGTACTCATCAGAGGACTTGGTATGGCTGGTACCATCTACGGGATTAAATCTAGTTCTATAGTAGATGGAAAGTTCACCAGGAAATGTGACATAGCAGGAGTTCCAGTGCTCCTTACCTACAGAGACACTGGAGAAACAAAGAGAAAGGGAGACTACCACAGAAGAGTCTTTGAACTCCTAGGTATAAAGAGCCTGGAGGGTTAACTCAGAAGGTCTGAGGACATCGTGCTAAGGTGTACGTGGGTCACTCCATACGGGTCGGTACCGTAGCCCTCCTCCAAGCCAGCTTCACTGGCGTACAAAATAATCTCAGGTAGACCAGTGGTAGAGTCGTCAGGCTTTGAACCTGAATGTCGAACGTTCGAACCGTTCCCTGAGAACCAATAATCCGGAGTCGTCTAATTGATAGGACGCAAGGTTCTGAGCCTTGTTATCTAGGTTTGAGTCCTAGCACCGGAACCATAAGGTAGGGTCGCATAGTCTGGCCGAGTGCACTTGTCTTGAAAACAAGAGTGGTGCAAGCCACCCTGGGTTCGAATCCCAGTCCTACCACCAATTAGTCCTTGTAGCTCAGATGGTGAGAGCGCCTGGTTGAAGCCCAGGAGGTCGTGAGTTCGAAACTTACCGAGGACACCAAAGGAAAGGATTATATGGACAAGATAAATGTAGCATTCGATATAGATGGGACGCTAAGGAGCAGTAAAAGAAAGTATGCTCATCGTGATACTTCTAGAATCGTCTGGAATGAGGATGTCTGCAACCTAGCACATACCTTATCAAGGTTCAAGAATATACGTTGCTATATCTGGTCTGGAGGCGGTCAGAAGTATGCTGAGCAGGTTATGAGGGAATACCAAGACAAGTATGGTAAGACCTTCGTAAGAGCATTGGCTAAGTTTGACCCTACTGTACCACGGATGGATATAGCTGTAGATGATATACAAGAGTGTAATCTAGGCGTTATAAATCTTATTGTGAGGCAAAAATAAAGAAAACTATTGACAAATGTATTTATCTGTGATACACTAGATATAGTACAGAAAGTACATTAACAATTTAACCAACTAAGGTTTGCCCGGCAGTAGGATAATAAGTTGCTACGCACGGCTAATCCCTGTGACACGCATCGAAAGGTGTACTATGGTCGGCATAATAATCAAAAGCTGGTTGTAGGGT